GAAAGCCGTGAAGGTGGTGGAAGTGAAATTGAAATACGCGGGGATATTGGAAGACCCGCTGAGGCCGAAAGCCCTCGATGATCTGACGGATGATGAGCTGAAGGAAAGGATGGAGCAGATTGGTCGCTAGAGACCTCACACGCCAGGAAATGATCCAGACGATCCAGATCCAGGAGGAGCTGAATCGGCGTGTCCGCATGCGGAAGATCGATGGTTTCTTTCCGGACACAGGCCCGCTTCGCCGCGAGCTTTACGTCAAGCACCTGGAATTTTTGAGGGCCGGCGCACAGTTTCCCGAGCGAGGGTTCATCGCCGCAAACAGGGTCGGGAAAACCCTTACAGGAGACTACGAGCTCACATGCCATTTGACGGGGCATTATCCTCCCTGGTGGGAGGGCCGGCGTTTCAACAGGCCGGTGATGGCCTGGGCCGCGGGCAACACGGGCAAGACCACGCGGGACATTTTGCAGAAATCCCTGCTCGGTCCCATCAATGAGATCGGCACGGGCCTGATTCCGGGCCGGCTGATACTCGGCACGCCCAAGCGCAAGGTGGGCATCCCGGACGCCATCGAGTCGGTGATGGTGGCGTACAAGATGGGCGGCACGTCAGTGCTCCAGTTCAAGAGCTACGAAGAGAAGCGCAAGGGCTTCGAGGGCACGGAGCAGGACGTGATCCGCCTTGATGAGGAGCCGGACGAGGGGATCTATGCCGAGTGCAACATCCGCACCATGACCACCAACGGCATCATCATGCTCACCATGACGCCCCTTGAAGGACTGAGCCAGGTAGTGCTCAAGTTTATGCCGGGCGGCAAACAGCCCCTGGAGTTCGAAGGCCGCAAGTGGTGCATCATGGCGNNCCGCCGTACCAGAGGGACGCCAGGACAAAAGGCATCCCGGTGCTCGGCTCGGGCGTGATCTATCCCATTGCCGAGGAGGAGCTGGGGTGTGATGACTTTCCCGTCCCGCATTACTGGCCGCGGGCGTATTCCCTGGACGTCGGCTGGAATTGTACGGCAGTGGCATGGGGGAGATGGGATCTCGAAAACGACATCATCTATGTGCCGAGCGTCTATAAGCGCGGGTTCGCGGAGCCCCCGGTGCACGTGGCGGCCATCAAGGCGCGAGGCGAGAAGGTCCCCGGGGTGATCGATCCGGCAGCCAGGGGGAGGAACCAGAAGGACGGGAGCAAGCTGATCGACGAATATCGAAAACTCGGCCTTGATCTCTCTCCGGCGAACCATGCGGTGGAGGCCGGGATTTTCAAGGTATGGGAGCGATTCAGCACGGGACGGCTAAAGGTATTCCGGAGTTGCAGGGAATGGTTCGAGGAGGCCCGGATCTATCGACGGGATACGAAGGGCCAGATCGTCAAGGAAAATGACCATCTGATGGACGATACCCGGTATCTCGTGATGAGCGGACTTGACGTTGCCAGGGCAGAGGCCATGCCTCCGGTGAAGAAGAGGACCTATGTGAACCGGGACGCGAGCCAGACGGCGTGGATGGGAATGTGAGGAGAATGATGAGTTCGGAATGATGAATGATGAAAAGGGGACAAAAATGAAACTGGTTGATCTGGAAAGGCCGAAGAAGACCAAAGAGGAGCTGAAGAAAGAGCGCCAGCCGATAAATGTGACCAATGAGGACCGCTATCCGTATGGCACGTGTCTGCGCTTCGAGAAGGAGGAGATCGAGAAGATCCAGGCCCTTGAGACCATCAAGGCGGATCAGGAGGTCTCCATCACGGCGACCGGGTTTGTGAAGGTGGTTGAAGTGACGGATGCGAGCGCAAAGAGCGCCTATCCCCGGAGCCGCAAGAGCGTGGAGATCCAGATCACGCAGGTGGCAGTCGAGCCTAAGACGAACAAGAAGGCGGAGCAGATGACTAACGAAGAATACCGGCAGATGCGAAAGGGGGAATGATGGAGACACAGGCAATTGTCAAAATCCTCGAGACATTGCTGATCGGATTGTTTGCGTGGCTAATTAAAAGTCAATTGAATCGCGTGGAGGACAATATATCGACCATGATCAGCAAGGCTGATTGCGTCGAGTGCCACAAGGGTGCCGTGAAGGCCGCGGACGAGCAGTGGGAAGTGATCAACCATCACGGACATAAAGGTCTGACCAGGGATGGCAACCTGGTGGTGAGGACATGAGGGAGCTCAAGGCTGAAAGCTCAAAGCTCAAAGGAAGAATAAATGAAGCCAAAAAGATTAATCGAATCGCTCAAAATCGTGGAAGGTCTCCTGAAGAGAAAAGAAACGCCAAGTGCAATTGGCCGTCTTCAGGAGATTATCCGGTTTCTTGAGCATTTTGAGCAGTTTTCGGCAGGCGGAAGCGAGTTGCAATATCTCAGACATTTTGTGCTTAACAACGTAGTTGGCATGAAGGTCCAGATCGCCGAGATGGAGAAGCACTGCAAGGAAATGGAGATGGCAATAAACACGTGTAACGAGATCACAGGGAGGTAACGTCATGCCGGCATTCAGCGAGAAGAGCATGGAGAAACTGAGGACGTGCCATCCGGACCTGGTCAACCTGTTTCAGACGGTGGTGACGGAGTTCGATTGCAGGGTCCTCGATGGCCACAGGGGGCTTGGCGAGCAGATGGCCGCTGTCAGCGAGGGCAGGAGCAAGACGCCCTGGCCTGAGAGCAAGCACAATGCCGAGCCGTCGCTCGCCGTTGACGTTGCGCCCTTCCCGGTCGATTGGAAGGACGTGAGGCGGTTTTACTATTTCGGGGGCTATGTGAGGGCCGTTGCCGCCGAATTGGGGATAGCGATCCGGTGGGGTGGAGACTGGGACGGAGACACGGTGGTCAAAGATCAGACGTTTAACGACTTAGTGCATTTTGAGTTGAGGAGATAGGCCTTCGTTTAACACGATTTGGTGCATTTTGAGTTGAAGGGCTAGGAAGCGTCGCCTCCGGCTTCCCGGCATACAGGAGGATGAAATGAACAAACGAAATTTCATGGCAATCGTGGCGGTGGCAATAATGCTCATGGCACCGGTTGCCGGGGCCGTGGATTACTCGGTGAGCAGGACCCATCTTTCAACCGGCGAGCAGGTTACGACGTACACCTGGGTTTGGGCCGGCAATGCATCGGGAAATTGGGATAGTGGGGTATCAGTGGTCGCATCCGGATACCTGATGGAGGCGGAGTTCGTTTCCGGGGTGTCGTATACCAAGAATTCAGGCACGACCAATTGGGCCGCGGGTGCCGATGTCACGGTAACGAACCGGTACGGGGTGGATCTGCTCCAAAACATAGGTGCTAATCTCAATCCCGCAACAGGCGTTACCAGCGTTCGAACGCCGCTTTTAATTGATGGCACGTACCCCTTGCTGAATCAGGAACCCATAGGGGTCCATGTTCGCCAGGCCGGGTCCGGTACCAGCCCATATGGGACCGTCAGGCTCACCATAAAGGAGTGACCCATGCGGAGACTGCCGCTTTGCCTGCTGATTTTATTGATAGGGTTTGCCGTTGAGGCCCGTGCCGAGTACCGCGCGGCCGCGGTCAGTGGTAGCGCCTTTTTCGTTGACACCACCATGGACGGATCGAGTGCGATCAAGGACTGGCAAAGCTACAAGGGCTACAGGATCCGGATCACGGACACGAGCAGCTATACGGCGGAAGGGTATGCGGTAAGTGGGACAGGAGAGACGTTAGGGAGTCAGTTGCTTACAGGGTGGACAAACTTTGCTGGAGCCCCCTACGAAACTTTTACTTCCAGTGGAGTTAGTGTGTCGCCCGCCATAAATACGACTGGATACGGAAACTTTTACAGCAACGCTGTACCACTAAGTAGCAATGTTTTGTTTAGATTTCAATTCAGTCTCACAAAAACGTCAGGGGCTCTCCCGTATACACTAAGCGCTAATTCCGCGTCACACGGCAACTACAGCGGCGGAATGTCATATGCTCAGGTTGTTGAGGGGGAGAATAGCCGATACTTTACTGCCACCGGCAGCGGTGACGAGCTATCATTTTTGACGGGGAACGGAATTGCAGCAAATTATAACATAACGACTCCCATATTAAAAAGCGTTCTCACCCCTCCCGCTTCCGGTTGTTCGGTTTTTTCTCTTCCGGATTTGACTACAAACAGTTTTGCGAAAACGGAAGCGTCCTTCAACCCTAATGCCATTGCCAAATGGTCCGTCGTCTCGATGCGGCGGACGGTGCGGAGTGTCGTCAACCATTAACGGCCTGAAAGGAAGGAAAGTGATGGGAATCGATATCACGGGACTTGGATCGGTGTTTGATTTCGCCAAGGGACTGATGGACAAGATCTGGCCTCCCCAAGCGGACCCTAATGAGAAGATCAAGGCTCAGTTCGCTTTACAGGAGATGCTTGAGCAGCGGGAAAACAGCCTGATCCAGGCCCAGAAGGAGATTATCGTTGCAGAGATGAGTCAAGCCGATAATTTCACAAAACGAGCCCGACCCATGCTTGTCTATGCCGGTCTGTTCTTTATTTTCATGGTTCATGTGTTCTTCCCCATGCTCACCTGGTTTTCAAAGCAACAGCTTCCCCAACTCACCCTTCCTGATGACTTCTGGTGGGCCTGGGGTTCAGTGGTGGGCATCTGGTCAATCGGAAGGAGCGCGGAGAAATTCGGAAATGCGAGCAAGATTGTCGGCGCGATTACGGGGTCTAAATGAAAAAGGAGAAGAAAAAATCCATAGATAAGGATGGCATCCTGCGCGAGGCGCGGAAGCGGCTCCAGCGGGCTATGGAAGCGGAGAAGGAAAACCGAGACCTGGCCCTGGATGATTTGAAGTTCCTGCGGGGCCGCCAGGATGATCAATGGACCCCGGAGGCCCTGGCTGCCCGAGAGGGGCGGCCGTGCGTCACGATCAACAAGCTGGCCGCGGCCCATGACCAGGTGGTGGGGGACCAGCGCCAAAACCGCATGTCCGTGCAGGTGAAGCCCGTGGATAACAAGGCGGATCCGGAAACCGCCAAGGTGCTCGCCGGCATCATCCGGCAGATCGAGGCGGTGAGCCATGGCTCGGACGCATTCAACACGGCCTTTGACGGGGCCTCCGCGTCCGGTTACGGGGCGTTCCTCGGATGACGTGTTTGAGCAGGATATCCGGATCAGGAGGCTCACCAACCCCTTTGCCGTCCACTGGGACCCTGCGGCCAAGGAGGTGGACCGGAGCGACGCCAAGTGGTGCTTCATTTTGGACGATATATATCGAGACGATTATGAGACGTTTTTCCCCGGCAAGCACCCGCTCCCCTTTGAATCCGCCAAAGACGATCTGGCCCTGTGGGCCGATACCGACACGGTGCGGATTGCCGAGTATTTCCGGCTGGTCCCGGAGCAGAAAACCATCTACCTGCTGGAAGACGGCCGCGTAGTCGAAACGCTCGACAAGGGAGAGACGGCGGTCAAGGAACGCGAGGTGAACGGCCACCGTATCGAGTGGCTGAAGATGAGCGGGGACGACATCCTGGAAGGCCCCGTTTCCTGGCCGGGCCGGTGGATCCCCGTGATTCCGGTGATCGGGAAGGAGCTCTTCATCGGGCCGCGGCGCGAGGTGCGGGGAATCATCCGGAACGCGAAGGATCCCATGCGATTATACAACTACGGCCGCTCAGCCGGGATCGAAATGGTGGCACTCTCTCCCAAGGCCCCCTATATCCTCACGCCCAAGCAGGTGGAGGGCCATGAGAACCAGTGGAAACAGGCTCACCAGAAGAACTACCCCTATCTGCTCTACAATCCTGACCCTAACGCCCGGAACAAGCCTTACCGGGAGCAGCCGGTGCAGATCTCATCCGCCATTGTGAACGAGATCGGTCTATCCAGCGAGGAGATCAAGGACACCACGGAGATCCAGGACGCGAGCCTCGGAAAGATGAGCAACGAGCGGAGCGGCCGGGCCGTGGCTGAGCGCAGGCGGAGCAGCAATATCGCCACATTTGTTTACACGGACAATCTTGCCAGGTCCATCGAGCATCTGGGGCGGATCCTGGTGGATCTGATCCCGCATTATTACGACACGGCCCGGGTCGTGCGCGTGCTGGGCGAGGACGGCAAAGAGATCGCGGTGCCCGTCAACCAGGAGTTCACGGCCCCGGACGGACAAAAGAAGATACACGATCTCACGGTGGGAAAATACGATGTGGTCACGACCGTAGGCCCGGGCTATGCCACGCAACGAATCGAGGCCGTGGACAGCATGGTGGCCTTTGTACAGGCCGTGCCCGCGGCAGGGCCCATGATCATGGATGTAGTGGCCGAGCACAGCGACTGGCCGGGCGCCTCGGTGATTGCCGAGCGGCTCCGGAAGATGCTGCCCCCGGCATTACAGGAAAATGCCAATTCCACAGGCGCACCTGGCCCTCTGCCTCCCGGTGTGCCCGAACAACCAGGACCCGGGGGGATGCCGCCAGGTCCCCCGATAGCCGGCGGCCCTTCCCCTGCTCCCCCCGGGTCTCCCTCTCCGCTTGACGAATTGAAGGTCCAGCAGGAGGCGGAGAAGCTGAAGGGGCTGCAACTGGATAACCAGATCAAGTCTCTGAAGCTTGCCCAGGACATGAACGAACTGAAAAGGATGATCGCTGAGATCGTCCAGGGGCTGGAAACACAGGGATAGGAGGTGATGGACATGGGATGCGGAGGAAGCAGGAAACCGAAGCCGAAGCCAAAACCAAAGTGATGAAAGATAATCGTGGCCGAGCGCCACGCCGGAAAGGAGACTGAGTATGTTGGATGAGAGCAAAATTAACCAGGACGAGGCCGATGTCATGAAGATCGACACGGCCGATCGCAATTCGATTTCGTTCGAGCCTATGAGCCCGGACGCGGAAGGAAAATCTCAAAGCGAAAAGAGGGAGGAATCTCCGGAACAGGAAGCCGGCGCGGATGAGGAAGCTCAAGGTTCAAAGCTGAAAGCTGAAAGCGAAAAAGAGAAAGAATCGTCTGAGGCAGGAAAGCAGGCTGAGGGCGCTGTTGAGGAGGAGGCTGGAAAGCCGGGAAGCGAGGAGGCCGGGAAGCAGGGCGGCGGAGGGAAAAAGAACCGCTATCAGGAAAGAATCAACGAGCTGACCCGCGAGAAACATGAAGCATTGCGAAAGGCCGCCGATCTGGAGGCCAGGGTCGCCACGTTGGAGGGGAAACCCGCAGAAGGGAAGGGCAAAGAGGACACCACGAACAAGCCCAAGGCGAGTGATTTCGAGAACTACGATGATTACATCGTGGCCCTTGGCGAGTGGAGCGCGGCAAAAACGCTGGAGGCCAGGGAAAAAGCCTCGAAGGAGAGTCACGCGAAGGAAACCCGGACAGAGGCGGAGATCAGCTTCCAGGGCCGGATCGAGACATTCAAGGCGGAGCATGAGGATTTTGACGCGCTCGTGTTCAAGCCTGACCTAAAGATCAGCCAGACCATGGTGGAATCCATCATGGATTCAGAGCACGCGGCGGAGGTGCTCTACTATCTCGGGCAGCATCCTGACGAGGCTGCACGCATTTTTCCGCTGTCGGCAACAGCCGCTGCAAGGGAGTTGGGCAGGATCGAAGAGAGGCTGGGTAAAAACGAGCCTGCCCCACGGAAGAAAGTGGTTTCAAAGGCCCCGGAGCCGATCAGGCCTGTGGAGGCCTCCGGCACGGTCGATAAAGATCCCTCGAAGATGTCGAACGAGGAGTATCGGCGGTACCGGAAGGAAAAGAAAGAGAGGTAAAAAATGGCATCATCGAACACATTGCTCACCCCGACCATCATCGCCAAGGAGGCGCTGATGCAGTTGGAAAACAATATGGTGATGGGGAACAACGTGCACCGGCAGTACAAGAAGGAGTTTGCCAAGGTGGGCACGGCGGTCACCATCAGGAAACCCAACAAGTTCCGGGCCACGGAGTCCGCGACCAGGAGCAATTCGGACCTGGCCGAAACGAGCACCACCTTCACGGTGGCTACCCAGTCCCATGTGAGCTGGGCATTCACGTCGAAGGAGCTCACCATGACCATCGAGGACTACTCGCAGCGCTATATCAAGCCCGCGGCCATTGCGCTCGCAAACAGCGTGGACGTGAAATTGTGCGCCCTTTACGACGATGTTTACAACTGCGTGGGCACACCGGGTGCAACCCCGGCTACGTTCGGGGCTCTGGCTGCCGCCCTCCAGCGTCTGGATGAGGAGGCTGTGCCCCAGGACATGCGCAAGGCCGTGTTCAACCCGGCGGGCCATTGGTCCATGGCGGACGGACTCAAGGGCATTTTCAACCCGCAGATGGCCAAGGAGATCGTGACCAAGGGGTTTCTCGGGACGATCGGGAACGCCGAGATCTTCATGGACCAGAACATCAAGGCCCATACTACCGGGGCGTTCATCACAGAGTGCAC